GACGGCTATTCTTATTTGCCTGGCTGGATCCACCTTATAAAAGGGAATTAAAATGAAGTCTTATTTTGCTGCCTGTTTGTACTTTTTTATATTTATGAACAATATATCATATGGTCAAAGTTATGAATGCGACAATAATTTTGAAGAATGTGGAACGCCTAATCAATCCGGTGGTAATGGAGGAGAAGGTTCTATTCTAATTGCAAATACTGACCTGGGTGATTCGTATCAACATGCTGACGATTTTGATGACGATGGAATAGAAGACCCACAAGATAATTGTCTAAGGTATCCTAATCCCGACCAGCTTGATAGAGACAGTGATAGTATAGGAGATATGTGTGACAACTGTTTAAATGTATGGAATCCAGAGCAGAGTAACATTGATGGTGATGAGTATGGTGATTATTGTGATGATGATATAGATAATGACCAGATTTTAAATTCTGCTGATGAGTGTCCTCTTCACTGGGGAAACTTATCTTGCTTTAATTCTTATAAACCAGAATCAAAACCGACAAACAATCATCAACATAATTATAGAATGAATACTAGTGTATCAACGTTAGGAAACGCAAATCAAGTAATTACAAATAGTTGTGTAACTTCATCACAGAAAGAATCGATGTTTTACTTTATGATAATCTTTTTTACAATTCTTGTATATAAAAGAGTGAAAAAGATTTAGATTTTTGACGAAGTGTAACGTATGAATATTGAGTCACGTAATAGGATTGGTATTATAAAGACGGGAAAGTTAAAAGGGAGTTTATGTTTAGTATTGTCTGAAAGTTGTTTTTTGACTAGCGACAATTTGAAGTGGTTTAGAATTTATGTAGATAATAAACTACTAAGAATGTATGAGAAAAATATACGTCTATTGTAAAAACAAACTACTTGACATATACTTACAAGACAAACATAAGGAGACTTGCATGTTTAAAAAAGAAGAATCATACGCATATATTTATTTGGCAATAACTTATTTTGTTGCGTTTACAATACCAAGTTTAATTAAATTATTTTAAAAAAGAAAGAAGAAAAAATGTCTGGTGGTTTTAACGAAGAAGTAGTAGTGTTAACAACAAATCCAAAAGATAAGGTTGTGAGTTTTTTAAACGATCTAAGAGAGTTATTAGATAAACATAATGCAAAACTCTACGCTACAGATTGTGAATTATTTATGAACGGATTAGGATATGTTGGAATGCTAGAAGACAATATAGAGACAACAGAAATATCAGAGGGTAATGAACTGCTATATACTTCTAGTGTAAAATCACAATAAAAGTTGCAAATACAAAAAAACCAGCGAAAAGCTGGCTTGTTAATGACTATAACTCTTGTATAGTTTTATTATCTGAATGATATTTTTTTAGATACATCTTTACCACACACAGGCATAGTAACAGTTAGGATTCCTTCGTTAAGTGAAGCGTAACTGTTGTCAGAGTCAATTGATTTTAATAAGTTTATTTTTTCATTTAAAACTGATTTGAAGTCCTTGTCAAATCTTTTGTTGTCACTCTTTACAATTAAACTTTTCTTGTCAAAAGTAATATCGATATTTTCTTTTGACATTCCAGGCGCAAGACACTTAAAAATGATATTGTTGTCTTCTTCGAAAATCTTGAAAGAACTTCTTTGATAGTTTGTACTTTCATATTTAGGTTTAGTATTATAAGTAGAAAAACTTAATTCTTGCATTAACGTATTTAAAAAATTATCTGGTGTCATATTGTTCTCCTTTCAGAACGTTGTATGTATAACTTAAACACCAAACTTAAATTTGTAACCCCCTTACTGAATATTTTTTTTATATACATTAATAAGTTGACTCAAAAGAACCATGTCTATTTTACCACCCCAACTTTCTACTAAACTTTTAAGTTCTACAAAAGACAGTTTGTTGTCTTCTATAATATCACATAACTCTGATTTATACGATCCAACGTCTTCAATTATCATTATTTTATTATTGCTTCCTACATCGAATATCTGACCATCTCCAGAAAAAGTAAAAATTATTTTAGACATTAGTTACCTCCTTATAAGATATAATAAGTAGGTTCAATTCTATGTTTAAATAGAGTGATTAATCGCTATCTTTTTCCTAATCATCAGAACTCTTCCTTTGTAAAGAAAATTTATTAAATCATCTTCAAAATCATACTTTTCATCGTTTTCGTAAAAAGCTAAATAATATCCTGTTTCTAATCTGTAGTTTTTTATGTTTTTATTAGGACAATAAATATTGTAACCTAAAACACAACTACTTCTATCAACATAGAACAGGAAATGTTTCATACTATGATTTTCTAGTATGAAGATCTGCTATTGATGATGCAACGAAAGACAAAGGTTTAACCTTAACATCAAAGCCGCAACCTGTTATATATCCTGATATCATATTTTTATACTTAGATGATAAGTGTCTAGAATCAGGATTGACGTCAGCGTGTATTTCTATGTTTGCTTTATCTATAACACTTTTGATTTCCATCGCTAAGTTTAAAGAGTCAGTAGTTTCTTTTAATAATCTTTTAGAAAGATCTAAATAAGAATCGTCTTTGAACTTGTCTCTTAAATAAAAATATCTTCTATCATAAAAGTCTTCGTTTAATACACAAATTGCTTTTGTAAAAACATAGTGATAACCTAACTTAACACTATCAGTGCCAATAATTATTTTATGATTATCTGATTTAGACACCTTTCTTAGTATATAAATAATCTCATTTAAATCAACAACTTCTTTGTTCCCAGTTCGCCATATAGTCATATTTAAACTCTTTTACGAAAAAACGCTTCACTGTTTAAGTATGCCAATATAATCACTGTTTACTGTTTTTGTAAAACTTTAAAGTTCCATTAAGCTTTCTACGATAATCAATGCTCGAAAGACCAGATGCAGCAACTTCTTCTGTCCATTCTTTATACATTTCATAACCAAGTTCAGTCAACTCTTCTTCAACAGGAGGATAAGAAATAGGATCGTAAAACCCGTCATCCGGCTTTCGCCAAGAACCTTTACTTTTTTCTCCTGTATTATATAACTTCATCGCTTTAGGCGTGCCATTTAACAAGTGAGAATCAAGTAAAACAGAAGGCTCTATAGAAATATCTATTTTGTTATTATTCTTGTCAACGATTTGACATAAACAATTGAAGTTTTTTCTACCCACTGTTTTAATAAATTTTAAAAAGACTTTCTCTTGTTTCTTAAAACATTTGACAATGTTAATTGCATCCTTACTTTTTATTTCTTTATTCTGGACTTTAGCTGTAATCGCATCTACAACATCATGAAAAGTCTTAGTATCAATATGATAATAAATCCACTTGTGCTTGACGCCATTAAACTTTTCTTTTATTTCGTCCTTCATGACAACTCCTGACTTAACATATAAAGACTAGTTTAGTTATCTGTTTTAATCATCTTTTTCCAGCTTGATCGATTTTACTTCAAAGCCATAGTTTTCTAACAGATATTCAATAACGTCTTCATCTTCAGCATCAGAATCTAGTTCGTCTTCTTTTAACTTTAAACTCTTAGGCAGAATAGCAATTTTCCGTGATTCTTCATAATTGCAATCTTCAAACTCTGTATCTGAAAAGTCCCATTTTATATTTTTTATTACTATCATTATTGCTCCTTAATTTCTTTTTATATATAAGAAGGAATTAAATATTAATTATTATTTTTTAATTCGTTGATCTGATGTTGTATATACCACTTAGCTTTTTCAAGATCTTCCATCATTTTTCCAGAATCTTTTTTGCCAGCTCGAGCAATATACTTTATTGCATTTCCTAGTTCAAAATTTAATTTCCAAGAGTTAATAACGTCTATAACCTCATGTCCAGAGTCCTTAAGATAATGATCAGGATGATCTACGTTTTTATTTTGTTTAAAACTTGTTGGTTTACATTGGCAAAGAATACCAGCTTTACAGGATGTACATCTTTTGCATTTAGTCATTTTTTACTCCAGTTTAACTAATTTTGAAATTTTAGGTTTTTTGTCATCCCAGTATCTGATACAAGGAATCTTATTTGGTGAGAATATTATATATTCTTTGTAGCTTGTTGATTTACCGATTGTTTTATTATTAACACCTATTATTATAGAAAAACTATCTATTTTTTTATTGTTATTTTTAACAATCTTAACTAAATCTCCAACTTTAAATATTGTTTTCATCTATTAAAATGTCATCTATGGAAATTATTCCCAACATATCTAACTCATCTTTAGAAACTTCTTTTTCTATTTTTTCTTTAATATTAATATCATTTCTTAATAAGCCACTTTCAAGACCAAGATTATGTGGGACACCTTCTAGATTTTGTATAAACTTATCATTTACGTAATGATTATCTATATAAATCTTTATGTGTTTATCTAGTTTCGATCCCCATAGTCTAAGATGAAATTTAGTATACCCTTTAGATGAAGAACCAAATCTTATCCACGCAATACCAGAATTTTCAAACAAGTCTAACATATTAGAAGACAAACTAAACATTTCAGAATTAGTATCCGCAATCGTCATCTCAGTTGTTAATACTTCTTTTATTTTAACCCACACAGGATTGTCTTCATCAGCAGAAATTTTAGCCCAAGCTCTGCCTCTACCAGAAAATATAGACTTAATACTTGAATTATTAGTATGACTTATATTTAATGCACCATTAATTGCTTCGTTAAATATATCTCTTAAGATTGTTAGTTTAACTTTTTGATTGCTTTGTTCAAGTTCATTGATTGCACTAGAAACAGCAGGAAAAATTATTTTTCTAATTGATTGAATGTCCATTTTAATATTCCTTTTCCTTGTTTTTATTATTATAACACTACAATTTAAGAGTTACACTTTATTATCTTCTTTCCTTCATTATCTCATTAAACTCTTTTCTTGATTGTAATAGCTTTGATACCATTCTTGCATTAGGCTTTTCAATTAATTCTGAAGTTTTTCCCATTCTATAACCACCGTTAACTAGACAATGGAAACAAAACAACTCTTCCTTTATTCCTTCATCGAACCACACTTCTTTTACCTCACCGTGGCCATAGTTTTGATCTGGACCTTTTAATTGAACCCAAATCATATCTCCAACTTTTAGATATAGTTCACTTGTAGAGGGTGACATAATTACCAAACCAAATATCAAAAGTTTTAATTAACTGATCATAGTTACCCATCATCATCGTTTCCTTAATGTCATTTCTAATTTCTTTTGGTAATTTAATTTGTTTACCAAGATTATCAACTAGACCTAATAAGTAAAAAGCATTTCCACATTCACTGTTTAAGTCTATTTCAATCTTTTTGTTTTGTAATTTACTTCTACATTCTATCATATTATTACACGCCTAAGCTGCTCTCGTTTGACTTGCCAAAGTATTTATGTAATTGTCTTTCACTGACAGCGAACACCGTGCTGTCTTCGATTCTAGTTAGAAAACACTTTATTATTCTTTCACATCCGTCAACTTTTTGAACTTTAGAGTCTG